CCCATGAACACAAAAAAGTTGTAAAATGAAATATGGAGCTGTTTACTATGGCAAGACCTTGCAAGCCTGCATCACTTCTGACAGAAAAATCTCAGACAAAAGCTGAGATCTCAGAGCGTGACGCCATAGAGAAAAGGCTCAGAGGTGACAAGGTGAAGATCACCTGCCCCGGTGACCTTTCACTCTCTCAGAAAAAGATTTTTCGCCGTATAGTCAAAGAACTTGCCAAGTCAGACATACTCGGCACACTCGATGTTTATCTTCTCCGTCAGACAGCGATCTCGATCGACAGGCTTCAGGAGATCGAGAACATGATAAACAAGGATCCTGACCTGCTCTTCAACGTCAAGCTTATGGCTTCAAAGGATAAGTATACTAAGGACTTTTTCCGCTGCTGTAATGAGCTGGGACTGTCTCCTCAGTCAAGAGCGAAGTTTGCAAACCTTATGGCCGCCAAGGCTGAGGATCCTCTTGTTGAAGCTCTTCGTAACATTGAAGATGACGACGATGAAGACGAGTAATATATGCAGGGAACACCTGGACAGAATGCCTGTGCACAAGGCTCTGTGCTGCGGTTGGATTCCGCAGACCTGCAACCATTGACAGAGCAGGTTCTCGGATAGCCCTGAGCTGTCTGAAAAATCCGACGTTTTGCGGAGTTCGTAAACCGCATTATGCAGAGCAAGGGTACATGAACCTAAGCTTTGCACCATAGCTTTTCATTTTGGGTTTTGACCTCCTATTTTTACGAAAGAGCGCCTTTCTGACAGGGCGCTCTTTTCGCAGGGTGATGATAATGTACTTAAAGATCACAAATACACATCCGAAGGATAATATAAATTTTGTCCGTAAAGCATATTGCTCTGATGAATCGGAGCTTCGCTATTCCGAAGATCAGCCCCGTGATGAGCTCGGCCGCTGGACAAGCACAGGCGGCAGCTCTGCAGGCTTGACAGAGGGCGAAAAGAATGATAAAATTAATGGTAAGCTTAGAACAATTGTAGAAATGCCCGAAAAACTTGCAGAGCATTCTCCCAAGCAATGGAAGCAAATAATGATTGCTGAAAACAGAGAAGTTACACCGCTGTCATCCGGTCGATTAAAAGGAATTTCATTTGAAAACGGCGGTGGATATAAAACAAATTTTGAAGATGGTGGTGTCTTCATGTATCATCCGGAGTTTCGCAGTCATCATGGCAGTGATTATTATAAGATATCGACAGGAAAGAAGGGAACAAATAGATATGACAGGAACGGAAAAAGAATTGACAAACCTAAAAGCAGAACTTGAATCTCTGCTTTCAGAAAAGTATAAGTCTGTGATTTTTAAAAACGATAAATACAAAGGCGAAAAAATGTTTATCGGGCATACAGGCAAAGCTGTTCATATTGATATCATAGCTGGATATAAGTGTCTTGTTATTGAGCACGCTGAAACAGCAGAAGAGGCTGAGCGTTTAACACTTGAAGACGGAGATTTGTTCTATCCGGAAGAATTCCTCTCTAAAAATGATTTGTTTAAGGCTATGATGAATGAAATTGAATAATAATGTTGACCGTTCTCTCACGAGGGCGGTTTTCTTATACCCAAAATCATAAGAAAGGACTGCCGATAATTGGATATCCGCAGAACTAAGGCATATAAATACGCAGTATTCTGCGTTAATAACGATGACGGAAAAGTGCCGAAGTATGTGAAGCTGCAGGCTGCAGAATGGATCGCTATAGCTAATGGCGAACGCTCTTATGCAAGGATAAGCCTTGCAAAATGCAGGCAGGTAAAGCGGATACTGCGCCTTATGGTCCACCCCGATCTTGGCTGTGATATGTATGAGGGCTTAGAGCCTTATGCATTGCTTCTTATATATGCTGCTTTCGGGACTGTTAAGCCTGACGGCAGCAGGCTTTATGAAACGGTCCTGCTGGAAATTGCCAGAAAGAATTTCAAGACCTTCACAAGTGCCGTGATCTTCATCGTCGGTATGCTGACAGAGCCGAAATTTTCTCGCTTTTTCTCAGTTGCACCAGATTATAAGCTATCATCTGAGCTTCGTGTAGCTGTCAGAAAAATAATCAAATCCAGCCCTGCGCTCACAAAGCATTTCAAGATCACCAGAGATATGATAACCTCGAAGCTGACAGAGATCGAGTATGTTCCGCTTGCCTATTCAAACGACAGAATGGATGGTAAGCTTGCAAATATGTTTCTGGCAGACGAAGTCGGTGCCCTTGATGTTTACCCGATTGAGGCTATGCGTTCTTCACAGATCACACTCAAAAATAAGCTTGGTATCCTCATTTCAACGCAATATCCGAATGAGGATAACGCTCTTGATGATGAGATTGATTACTCAAAGAAAGTTCTTGACGGACTTATAGAAGATCATACTGTGTTCTCTTTGCTTTTTGAGCCTGATGAAAAGATAAGGAAGAACTGGCAGACTGACGATAATGTTATATTCCAGGCAAACCCTGTTGCAATCGGTAACGATACCGTATTTGAAGCTACTAAGAAGCTTCGCACCAAAGCGATCTTGTATGAGGATAAAAGGGAAAACTTCCTCTGCAAACACTGCAATATCAAGTATAAATCTCTTGGAACAGAGGGCTATATCGAGATCGATAAATTCAAAGAATGCGCTATTATATTTGACCCTCTTTTCTGGGCAGGAAAAGATGTCTACATAGGCGTTGACTTCTCTCAGAGTGATGATAATACTTCGGTCGCAATGGTAACATACTGGGATTCAAAGATCTATGCTATGGTATGGGGCTTTGTTCCCGGTGGAAAGATCGAAATCAAGACAACTAAAGAAAGGGTCAATTATAAGTCACTTATCCGCTCAGGCTGCTGCTTCTCCAGCGGCTCGGAGCTTGATGAGATCATAGATTATAAGCAGGTCGAGGATTTTGTACTGAGCCTTCGTGAAAAATACAAGGTGAACATCATTCAGCTTGGCTATGACATATATAATGCTATAAGCTCAGTTCAGAAGTGGGAAGCCGCTGATGATCCGATTGAATGTGTACAGATCAGACAGCATTCGAGCATACTTCATGTACCGACTAAGCTGCTTTATGAGTATGTTCTTAAGCATATGTTCTGCTATGTTGAAAACAGGCTATTGGAGATCAACATTTCCAACAGCAGATGTACCAAAGACACAAATCTTAACCGCTATGTCAATAAGAAAAAATCAGCAGGTAAGGTAGATATGACCGTATCACTTATAAATGCTGTATATCTTCTGAACGTAAACGAAATACTTGAAACAGAGGGCGGCGGTTTCGTTCAGACCTAAGGAGTGAGAATATGTCAATTTTCAGCCGAAAAAGGAAGAATGGTCTTAATGAAGATCTGCCGTTTACGATTTCGGAAGAAACAATTTCGTATTTAATGCCTGCCGAGACAAAAACAGAGATCAGAGAAGAGCAGGTGATAGATGAAAAGAGCTTTGATGTGGCTTTTATGGCAGCTCTCGGCTTTACAGACGGGAATGTAACCTTTGAGCAGGCTTTACAGATACCTGCTGTTGCAGCATCTATCGATTTTATATCCTCGATATGTGCGAGAGTGCCTGTTAAGCTTTACGAAGAGAACGGCTCAGACACCAATGAGCTCACCGATGACGGCCGTGTTTCTCTTCTGAACGGAGATACAGGAGACCTTCTAAACGCATATCAGATGAAAAAAGCCTGGGTCAGAGATTATTTCGACGGCCGAGGCTATATTTATATCAATCAGCGCAGAAATCGTGTCGAGTCTCTTCATTATGTCGAGAAAGCACAAATTTCTGTCAGCAGATACACAAATCCGATATTCAAAGATGCAGATATCCATGTTGCCGGCAGCAGGTACTATCCCTGGGAGTTTCTGAGGCTCTGCCGCAACACTAAAGACGGTGTAACAGGGGAGTCTATCACCGATTCGAGCAGCCTTATACTGTCGCTTTACTATGAAACGATGAAGTTTGAACGCAGGCTGATGAATAAGGGCGGCAACAAAAAAGGCTTTCTGACCTCTGAGAAGAAGATAGGTGACGAAGCTCTGTCAAAAATGCGTGAGACCTGGCATAATGTTTTCGATACCAATTCCGAAAGCATGATGGTACTGAATTCAGGAATCAAGTTTCAGGAGGCTTCCGCTACATCTACAGAGCTTCAGCTCAATGAGAACAAAGAGACCAACAGCAACGATATCCTGCTCCTCTTCCTGCTGAGTGCAAAGGCTCTGCAGGGTGCGAGCGATGATGAGATAGTATCGGCAGTAAAGACTGCCTGCATTCCTATAATCGAGCAGATGGAAGCTGCATATAACTCAGGTCTGCTTCTGGAGTCCGAGAAGAAAACAAAGTATTTTTCCTGTGACACCTCAAAGCTTGAGCGTGGAGACATTCTCAAACGCTATCAGGCATACGAGATCGCACTCAAGTCTCATTTTATGCAGCCTGATGAGGTCAGATATGAGGAAGACAAGAAGCCTCTCGGCCTTAACTGGATCGAGCTGGGGCTTGACAGCGTTCTTTTCAATCCCGAGACAAAGGAAATATACACTCCGAATACCAATCAGAGCGCTGTCATGGAGCAGCGAGACAAAGACGATTACATTCAGGACCCTGAAACAGGCAGAATGCAGGGCAGAACACCTTCGGGAACAGGCGAAAATGACTTGACAGATGGCTCGGAAAGTGGTATAGTAGAAATAACGATAGAGACTGTTACAAAACAGAATATCACTATTGATGAAAGAAAATTTACTGAATATGCGCTAAATCCCGAAAAGCAGCCTGAAAAAGCTAAGGCGTTTGAGAAAGCTCTGGGCTATAATTTGTCTAATTATAAAGAACTTGATAAGAAAATCAGAGATAATTTTGACAAAGATAAGCTTATAAAAACAGAGAAAACGGAATTTGGTACCAAATATAAGCAAACAATGCATATTACAGGTCCTAATCAGAAAACTGCAAAAGTTTTGACTGCCTGGATAGATAGTACGAGTGATAGTGATAACAAAGACTTTCACTTAACATCTGTTTATGTAGATAAATGAAAGGAGTGAGTTTAATGTATAAGCTTTTTGATAAAGTAAAGTTGTCAAATGGCGATATAGGCTATATTGTCGATGTATATGATGGTGGAAAAGGGTATGAAGTTGAACTCACTACAAAAGATAGCGGGTTTATTCTTAGAACAGTTTATCCTAAGAACATTGTAGAAAAAGTTGAATAACACACATAACCGCCTTCGGACGGTTTTTATACCCAACTCTCCCCGGGGAGATAAACCGAATACAGATACAAGCGTTTGCGAACGGCAGGAATGTCGGTCACAGACGCTTTTATTATGCCAAAAAATCGAAAGAGGTGAAAAAAATGAAAGTTGAACTCAGAGCCGAT